GTCAGGGTTATACACAAAATAGGTAACGTAGGTATCATCCGAAATAGATCCCCTCTTGATCCCCTCGCTATCCACATACACCCGGACAAAATAGCGGGGATGCGGATGTATTGCTTCGTCGTAAATCATGAATGATTCCATCGGATCCAAGTAAGCCGTGCATTCTATTCCGTCCTCGTCCGTATAATACAGCTCGTAGCCTCTGCCAAAAATGGAAACGATCCGCGAAAGCTCCGCGTTCGCATCGTCCTGATCGTTATACGCATCAAGATAATTTACATAGGGAGCAACAGATTTATCTTTTGATGTCGTCTTGATAGGATTGCCAAGAAAAAAACCCTCAAAAGTATCAACGATATATTGCGCAAAATTGACCGCCAGCCTGTGGTCCGGCTTCCAGCTCGCTTTCGCCCGCTGGTGAAAAATCTTGTAATCATTATTGTAAGCTCGCCAGAGGGGACGGTAGCGGCGGGCGGTTATTGTATCATTCTTTTTGATATACTTGGCAAGCAGCTCCGGCGTCATCTCTGTGCCGTCTGCTATCCGAAAAATATCTTGTGCCATCTTTTACCATCCTCCCGCTAAACATTCATCCGTATTTGCTTCTGGTTTCTCAATCAAGTATCTTATAAGTGATGCGGCAGAATCCGGCGCATCATCGTGCTCCGAAAATTCCGTGTAATCTGTGATTTGATTTATATACTCAGGATCCGTGTCACTGATCCAGTAAATCCTGTTCCAATTCTTTTTTAAATAAGAAGAAATCTTTATAAATTTGTTTGTGTGCTCAGAATAATCACACACATACATACCCAAATCATCCTCAAGCTCTTGTTTGAGATATCCTTTATCCCCGTTGGTCTCACATACGATTGAGCCGGCGCGGAAATACTCATGATACAGAATAATCTCAGACAAGCATTCATCAACATGCTGTTGCCATATCTTTCCAAAAGCAGCAATGTGCCCGTCTGGTAGCTCATGCATGACAGTGTAGGCCGTGAAGTCTTCGCCGCCGTACGCAGCATCAATATGCGCGATGCCCTCGTAAAGCGTTTCCGCTGTGTCTTCGTCGTCGGTGAGATAATGAGCATCCTTAAACATCGCGTCCTTGTCGGCTATGTGCTTGAGCTCATAATTTGCTGCAAACAGTGACGCGCTCATGCTCTCCCGCAGCTGCGTCAGATTGTCCTTACTGATCAGTCCTGTATCGTAGCAAGTCCAGCGGTTGATATTTGGCATCAGTGTACTTATGCAGTCTTCTTTGTGCCACGGCGTTCCGGTGTTAAAAATCCGGCCTCCGCGATTCTTTATATTCTGCAGCTCCTGATACTGCCGCTTTGTCTGCTCGCGCTCGGCTCTGCTGGCCCGATCCTTGACGTTTACAATGTCGTCTGTAAAAACCAGATCAGCATGCTTACCGGTAAGGGAGCCGTTGAGGCCCATACCAAGCAGCTGTACCTGCCCCTTGCTGGAATCATTTAAATTTGTATCAATTTTAAAAGATGTTGAGGTTGTAATTACAAGGTCAATACCGTAAATCTCAGATACAAGATAATGGAAAAGGTCAGACTCCAATATTTTCAAAGTCTGCCTGATAATCTCGATGACATCATCGTCCGTCTTACGGATAAAAAATATGGTCTTATCTGGCCGCAATACAATCAGCAAGGCAAAGGCAATGGAAAGGCAAGTTGTTTTGTAAGAGCCACGGTGCCCCAACAGTGTATAATCATGGGGCTCCATGAGCATCAGCTTGATCCACTCATTATGTAAGTCTGTGAGCAGGTTAAATCCAAGCAGGTGAGCATATTTTACAGGATGGTCACGGAGTGACCGTATCAATTTATCATTCATTCAGGATCGCCGCCACTGCCGCCGCTGTCTCCTTTACAGGAGCGGATACGGTCGCCTCAATCTTCTTCACGTACTCGCCATCCATCTTGTTCAGCACATCGATCGCCTGAATCCTCGTTTTGCCTTGCTGCACAGCGTCGTCAGCAAGCTGCGACAGAATCACCATACGCTGCTTACGGGTCAAAATTGCATCATCCGCTGAGGCAGCCTTGAGCTCGTCGAACCTTGCCTTAACCTCAACTTCCTGCGCCAAATGGGAGGCTTTTGTATCGACGCTTTCCGGCTTCCATTTTTTTGACGCTGGGTATACATCCAAATAAGCCTGACGCTGTGACATACCCTTTATGAGATTTTGTACAAATTTCTCGCGCCTTGCGTCTTTCAATACCGCCACAGTGTCACCTCCTTATACACAACAAAAAAGCACCAAAGCTTCATAGCTCTGATGCCATTATTTTTATATGTCTAATCTTATCCCGCCGCCTTCCGGCCGCGGATGTGTCACAACTTCCTGTTTCGCTTTCTGCCGCACAGGTGCGACAAATTCGTCTGCTTCCTGCAGCTGCCGCCAAAAATCTCTCACTATGCATCTCCATTCTCCTTTTTACTCATATTTTTCTTACACACAAACCCTCATATTTCTTGTATTTCCATCCAGCGTGATGATCGGATAAACATTGGAGCACACACGCATGCAGCCATTTTCTGCATAATCGCCGTAGCCCAGCACGCTTGCCGAATTCACGAATAAATGTTCGACCTTCTCGAATGTGTCACGATTCCGGTCGATCCTGATAAATCCGGACCGGAATACAGCCGGAACGTGGGTATGCCCCGAAATATACACATCAGTGTCGATAATATCGGCCAGCTGCGCCAATTTATTTATCTTGCCGCCGGTCTCTTTACAGGTATTGCTGCCGTGGGTCACGTATACAGAATATGTGATGTGTCCCACCTCCAGAAAAAGGAGAGCTGCGTCCTCAGTGGCTACGCCCGGAATCCCCAACTGCGCGGCTACCGCTGATGCTACGGAAACGCCGACAGCGGAAGAAAAACGATATTCATGATTCCCGTCCATCATGCACAGGATCTTACCGGTGGCAGCAAGCGGTCTCAAAATTTCAACAGCTTTACTGATCTGCTCACCCGGCGGGGTCGTCTGATATCCACCACCACCAAGGTACATCTCCACCAAATCCCCATTTACAACCACATACAAATCCGGCTGAGACATGACATAATTGACTAAGTCATTTATCAGATCCATCCGCGCCAGCTTGCCGCCGATATGAAAATCCGATAAGGGGATCAGTCTGATGCTTGGTACGTCCCCAAAAGTATAAACAAAACTCTTCATAAAAAATCTCCAACAACACTCCTGCATCCTTTCCTGCCTCAGCATCCTGCAGCGGAGGCGGGTTCGTCATGCCCACCTCATACAGAATGACAAAAGGAGTGTAAAATAAAAAAGAAAGGTGTGTAGAGAGTGTGTTTTATAGGCAACCCCATAGGGGGTACGGTCAAAAATTATATGTGTGTGAAAAAAGAGAAGCCACAGAAATCTGCAACCCCTCCCCAATCACCTCTGTTTGTTATAGTTGATCTATTACAACTATCTCATACTAACATATTACCACATTTGGTGTGTCCTGTCAATACTTTTACACAAAAAGTTGAGATTTTTTACAAAAAGAAATACATGAAATTATACAGAAAAAGAGTGAGAAATGTGTGAGAAAAGCCGGCGTCAACCAATGCGAATTTGACGTCAAAACGCCGTGTGTGGGTGCGAATCTGACCCCCTTATTTATCAGGGTGCTCGGCGTCATTTTCGCAAAGTGCGACGCATTGCAGCAAAAAATCAGGGTCAAAATCGGACCCATGCGAATCACGGAAAACCGTGATAACACTGGGTCTAGCAGTCTGACCCGGTAACGGATCAGGACTGACTACGGGAAAAGAAGAAAGGGCATAAGGGATTGTGACGCCACCTGTTGCACATGTGTCGCTCGGCACAGCCGAGACAATCCCTTACTGCGCGCCTTTCGGTGCTTGCCCTTCGAAACGTCCACCGGACCTTTCTTCGGGTGCCCTTTTTATCCGTCAGGGGCGACGGAATTATACAAAAAGGGGTGGGGAAACATCCCCTGAAAGGTTTGTGTGATTTGTGTGCTTTGTGTGAGGGGTATTTCATATATATAAATTTTTTTATATATACCAATTTCCTTTCACACATTCACACAAAACACACAAAACACTACAATCATTCAAAACCCCCTTATTTCATAGGCTTTTCCGGAATTATAGTTTTGTGTGAAAATGTGTGAAAAATCCATTTTGTGTGAAATCTCACTGCCCCTTTTCTGTATAATGAGCCCTACCGGCCTGTATAAGCGGCCAGAAAAGCCCCACACAGCAACTTTTTTTCACACAAACACACACGCCCACACTTTTCACACACAAATTCACACAAAAAAACACCCCCGAAGGGGTGCTTCCTGTCGTATACTACCATACCTTGTACTCTAAATCATTTTCAACAACAAAATCAGATATTTTTGCCATCGCCCGTTTCAGGGCTTTGTACGCGCCGCCCGGTGTCTCAAAAATCGGAATAAACTTTACGTCGTCATTAGCATCAACCTGTACCGGCTGCATGTGCATCCGCCAATCCAGCATGCACGGCTGGTCTCCTCTGTATACATCTTTCTCAAAATAAAATTTTGGTATCATCATTACCGGTATTTTCTCATCTCGTGTCATCATATACATAATCCTCATCGGGACCATTTTGTACGGTATCCTTTTCAAATATTCATCTCCTACCCGTATCAGATACCAAGACACAAACGCCATACACTCCTGTTCCGTGAGCCCGCAGCTGTTTAAGATCCATACCAAAAAGCTTTCGTAGTACGCCCAAAGGACTTTATAATACTGCTCCTGCTGCTCCATCTTTTCTATTTTTACAACATAATCCTCAATGCCACTCTCTACACCACCTCCGGAAATCTTGTCCTTATTGTACCGGATCGCACACGGATGCATGGCCCGTGACCTGATTTCCATTTTTTTATAACGACATCTATCTACGTCAGCTCGTGCTACTTGTGGCCTCTTGATAATATCGCCAACGCACGCGGCCAGCTCTGCGGCTCTCCTTTTTTCGTCTCTTGTCATACTATACACTCCCCTTATCTATATAACTTACGCCGCAAGCCGGAGCCTACGGCGCATTTTTGTCACTCATCACATACAACTGTCTGGTACCTCATACTTTATCTTGTAGTCATTAAATACACGGCCAAGTGTATAATTTTCGGAATAGGAGTCCCACGTCTGCTTCGACTTATTCCACTGTGGTTTCCCGTGCTGTGCCCACGTCTCCATCGTCGGGACTTTCTCCGGCGTGAGACTTCTGGAAATCAGCTGATCGATATTGACCTCAAACCATTTCGCCCTGAAAATCGTATACAGAGCTTCATCCTCCCGCTGCTGCTTGTCCGCAGCTTCCGTTTTTGCACCCTGCCGTTTTGCAACACCTTCCGGTGTCCGCTTGATTCCATCTGTGTAAGTTTTCGTGGACGCATATTTTTCAGGTGCGATTTCTCCGCCGGTAGTAATATCCACCGCTCCAACCTGTGGCTTGGCCTGCCAGCCGTCCATTTTGTAGCCGTATTCGGCAATCACGTACTCCGATGGCGTACCTTTTGGGATCCTTACCGACCCTTTTACAAAATCCCAGTCCGGATTGTCCGCACACCAAACCTGCAGCTCCATTTTAAACCGACGCTTTTCCATGTGGTATTTTGCACCATTGCACACCTCATCATAAGCTTTAAAGGTATCGTACAGCAGATCCACAGGTACGGTATTCATCAGAAAAGTATCCGCAACCACGTCCATAAATTCGTAAACTTTGGAATTTGAGGCCTTAACTTCTTTCAAATTCCCTTCCTGCGATTTCACACAATCCGGCGAAAACTGCTCCAATGGCCCCAGCTCAAGGGCTTTTTTCAGCACGTACTCCAGAACATTCGTTCTGTTTACGTAATCCTTAATGATATACTCACGTGGATTTCCATTGTCAAAATTTTTTTCAAAATGCAGGAAAATTTCCTTCCGGTGTACAGCATGCGACTGCTCAACAAATTTCGGGACACCGTTTGTCTCATATACGATCTGCCCCCTAAAGACATATGTAAATCCATTCAGACCCTTTCCCTCACAGCTTATTGGCTGGCACCTGCTCAGATTTTTGTAAATGGTCGCATTTTTTACCGCGCTGGTGCTGGAATTCGTTTCATTTGCCATGATTGCAACTTTTTCAGGGAGTGGGTACAGCGAAAATCGATCCTCCGAAATCTCGTCGATTGATTTCATAAGCACATTTTCCGTCCCGACGACATTCCGGCCCATGCTGGTAACCGTCGATTTTCCGCCACCGCCGCCTGCCATTCCGGACGAATTGAGCAGCCAGACGACCTTGCCGCCCGATTTTCCACGAAACAGGAAATTGTAGGTCTCCCAGATCAGCTGACGTGCTGACGGATCATCCAGACAGCTGTCGATCTGATACTCTGGATCCCAATCTGTACCATCAGCGTCATTGTGGATGGTCGCATCATGCAGCGTGACATTGGCGTTGTAATTTATTTTCAACTTTTTTACAAAAGCACATTTTCCATATCTATCTTTGTAATCCGGATCATCCCAGCCTGTAAATTCTTTTGTCTCCAAATTGTAAACTCCGTTGTTGCAAGCTACCCGGATCCCATCCTGTACCGGCTCCACTGTCTCACAGGTGTTGGTCAGATTGTACAACACTGTGTTACAAAAGCGTTCGTCTGCCTCAGAATTGAGTGCAAAAATCAACGCGTGCAGCTCTGCCATGCAGGTCTTATACTGACGTACGTAGATCCCTTTGTGCTCCCCGCTGTGCTGCAGGATAGCCAGCTGGCGGACTTTTCCGGCCGCTGAATCCATCACGATCACCTTTACGTCACCAGTCGCACGGATGATGCGGGATGTCTGTGACGCTGTCAGATTCTCCACACTTTTCAGCTTCCGCCCTTTTGAGGCTGATTCCAGCCGAAGGGTGTAGTTGATAAATCCAAGTACCCCGGCTTTGAAGCCCTTGCTTTTGTCAAGGATCAGCTCCGTTGTCACCGTCAAAGGGCTTGCCTGCAAATATGTCTCCAAAGCATCCGCACAGATTTCTTCGTACGGTTTCACTTTATCAATTGCAGTAAGATCAACTACGCTGCCTGTATCACTGATGATCAAGCCGGTTTCATCAACAATCATCGCTCATCATCTCCTTCCATACCATCGACGTATCCCATCACGTAAAAAATCCCGTATTTTTCCCTGATTTCGACCAGATCCGCCACCTTACCCTCACGCTTGTCATCATATCCGTCGATTTTCCCTAACTGGTAGTCTCCCCAGTCTTCCCCTTCTTCGTCCGGCCGGTAAGGTCTCAATTTTTCGATTTTGTCGCAGATTCTGCCGCACTCATCCAGCAAATCCTGTATTTTCTCTGACTTATCTGCATCATCCGAATAGGCAACCCGCAGCTGCTCAGCCCTTACTGCATCGGCTTTTGCTTCCAATGCTGCGATCTGCTCGGCGTTTGCATCCACAGGTCTGCTCATTTTTTCCTTTAATTCCTTGATTTCCTCAAGTACCTGTTCCCTCGTCATCATGCGATCCACTCCCCTCTCTTGCCTGCTTCCTGACATTTCGCCAAAAAGTCCTCAAAACAAAATTCAAGCTCCTCAAATTCATCATTCACTCCACGATAATCTTCCTCAAATTCCGTTCGTATATCGGACAAAACCGATTTTGTGAGCTCGTCCACTGCTGGATCATCCGCTACAGCGTCAATGCAGCCGCAGATGTGATGGTAAACTTTGTGCAAAACTTTGTGAGTATACCATACCCGCTCCTGCTCCATCTTCTGAGCCAGCTCCTGATACGCTTTCTCACCGGCTATTTCAGCAAGCTTTCCGGTATATACAACGGACGCCTGATTTGATCCGATTTTCACGCCCTCTTCAAAGGCTTCCGCCCTGATTTTTTCAAGGTTCATAACACTATTTTCCTTTCTTTTCGTATCATTTTATGATACAATTCCTGTTGTAGTTTTTCACATCCACCCTCCCTGCCCCACCGTCGGCCTGAGAAACTTTCGGCGGGGTCTTGGGGGGTGCTGTGGATGCTATTTGTAACAGATCTTATACCCCACTCCGGGGATTTCAGCTCCGTACATGTACTCCCAATTTTCCGGCCTTACCCATGGTAACCGTGGGAGCTTCTTAGACTTTTTCGTCTGTACACACTCTTTTTTCATACCTTTCACTCCTTTATTTAGTCTTCCGGTTTTAGTCTTCCGGTTCTCCGAAGATTTCAATATAGGTTTCCACTTTTCCCTTTTCTTCCATCCACATTTTAGCTTCGTCTTCCGTCATTTTACGGACAAAATCCCCGTGTAACGGATCCCATGTGTGGATGAAAAATTCCCCTGTTTTCTTTCTGTACAACCTTTCAAAGTAATAATTAAAATCGGTTGCGTTCTTCATGTTTTCCCACTCCCCGAGAAAACGAGCTGTATCGGTGTTGTACATCCGACCGTCGATGATACGTCTCATAATTCGTACCCCTTTCTATTCTTATTTTTACGCCCACATCATATATCATCATCCTTGTATTTGTCAATACTGCATAACCAACTGTCCGTATCCCACGCCTTCGGTTGTGCAAGGTTGACAAAGGCTAGATAATGCTATGTAATGTTGGATGAGGTCATTTGTGGTAACTTTTTTATAAATTCTTTATATACTTTACAAATTCTTTATTGACTTTATAATTTGTTTATAATCAGTTACCTTGTTCTAACCTTTTGTATATTCATCGGGAAAAACTTTTTGTCTCCCCCTTTGATAATTAAAGTATACCACATACTTTTCTTTTTGTCAACCATTTACCTTATATTTTCAAAAAATATTTTATTTCTAAGTGCATTGATTTATCAATGTTTTTCTTTCTTGAATAATAAAATCATTGATTTATGAGTGTTTCTTTTTACCTTATTTTTATTTACTTTCATTGACAAATGAGGTGATTTACTGTATAATAAGGATAGATAAGGAGGATTTTGCTATGTATGATATTAGATATAGAGATAACAAACAGGTTGTTACTGAATTGAAAAAAATGATGCTTGATGCCGATATTCCGCAGCGTGAGGTTGCTCGTCGCATGGGCGTTTTGCCTCAGACGCTTAACAGCACTTTTACTAAGAGAAGTCTAAGTCTTGGAGATATTGACCGTATACTATCCACGATGGGCTACCATCTTGTCTTCCGTTTTGAGCCCAATGATGAGCAGTGATTTTTTGCGCCCATTTTTGAACCACATCCGAACCAGAAACGAACCAATAACAAACACACATTTAACCCATTTTGGAACCACAACCGTGCCTATTTTCTGGCCGGGTTTATTTTTGGTCATTGCGTGCCCAATTTGGAACCACAAACGAACCATTTTCGAACCACGCACATTATCGGTTTCATTTAGGTCTCAGGCTGGTTCCATTTTGGTCATTCTGTGGTTTCATTTTGGGCTGAGAAGATGGCGCGACAAGCTGCGCCCGGGAGAGATTTTGGATGATCTGAAGCTTTTCTATTTTCTTGGGACTCTCCTGCGGGAGGGTCTCTTTTTTGTATAAATATTTTGATGCGCGTGGCCGCGCCGGGAGAAAAATAGGATGGTATTGAAAGCATGTAGGTTGGCTCTCCTTCGGGGGAGCCTTTCCTTTTTTTGTATAACTTCCTGTTGTAGAAAACCATAAAAAGCGTTTCGGGTGGATTTTTGATAAGGTATATCCATAGGTGTATTCATATTTTTGTGTTCTTTTTTTGTTTTCTTTTATTATTCCATTTTTATTCCCTTTCATTTTGGGAGATCTCTTCGGGGATCTCTCTTTTTTTGTATAACCTCCTGCTATCCTTCCTGCCCCATCTTCCTGTAGCAGCCTCGGGCCCGCCGGCGGGCCGGGTGAAATGTTGATACATATTAAAGCCTCGTAAAAACGTTGATAAATCAACCCTTACAGAAAGGAGCTACGAAATTATGGAAAGGTATACATTAAAAGAATTTTCAGAAGAAATGCAAAAGAGGATTATGGATTACGTACCGGATGGTGTACAAGATATCTTCGTTGAGAGACGGAGACGTCCAAATTCCGACCTCGTTCCCGGTGTGGATGTCTTTTCGGGGTACTCCGGATGCACCATTCCACTCGTGTACATGGACTCATTTTACAGCCGGTATTGTAACGGGGAAAACGTGAATCACATCCTCGAAAGCATCTCATCCTGCATTGACCGCCACCGTGACCTTTTTACAGGGGATGTGCGACCGTACTTCCGACGGCGGAAGGTCCGAAAGTTGATTGTCGCAAAGCTGATCAACGTTCAGGATCCGGAGCGTGAGAATGAGCTGAGAGAAAGACCGTGTACCTCATATCCGGATACGGACTTAGGATTAGTTTACGATCTTGTCGTACCAGATGAGGATTGTACAATCCCGATCACTTTTGACATTATGAAAGCTTGGAGTCTCACACCGTCAATGTTGTATTGCTACGCTCGCCAAAACACGCCGCTGCTGCGGCCCGCTCATATTTGGACGATGCCGGAGGTGCTGCGTACGCTTGGCGGTAGCGCAGGTGTTGCAAGCGATCCATTGAAAATGATAATGATATCGAATGAAGATTGTAATTTTGGAGCAATTTGTGTTCTGTACCCACAAGTGGATAGTAAGATCAAACAACTTATACAAGGTGATTATTACTTGTTGCCAGCTGACGTACACCAGATGATCGCTGTAAGCCGGAATGTGAGCCCGGAAGTGCTCACAGAAATTATTGCATCTACAAATTATGAGCTCGTTTGCCCTGATGAGCAGCTCGGCGGTGTTCCGTATGAGTACAGGGACGGCTTCCTGTATCCGGTGGCTGTGGATACAGATACATTACCATTTGTATGATCGATGAATAGGAGAAAAATCTTATGAAAAATCAAAAACTAAAAGGACAAAAGAGATATGACAAGAAAGACAGATACATCAAAACAACCAGCCAATACCACGCACCGTGCATCATACCCTCTCGGAATTTTTCCCGAATTTCGCGAAGTGGGCGTTGAGCTGATTTCTCCGGGTGAGCGGCTGCGTGGCTGTACGCTGCAGACGATTCATGAAGCCCGGCGGGCAATTGCAGATTTGCTTTCCCGCAGCTGTGTGGAACGGGCCGCCGTGGTGCTGCTCTCGAAGCACTGTAAGCCGATGGGCTACAGCATTGTCAGTATGGGAAGTGAGTACAGCTGTAGCTTTAGTCTTGGTGAGCTCGCCAGACTTTGCCTGCTCTCCGGAGCCCCGTATTTTATGCTCGCTCACAATCATATTTCAACGCTTTCCCCCACGCCGTCGCCGCAGGACGATGCTTCCGCTCAGGAGGTTTGGCGTACAGTACACTATCTTGATCTCAAAATGATCGATTTCCTAATCGTAGGGTCTGACGCGTCATTTTACTCATACCGACAGCATGAGAGGATGCCATTCACCACCTACTGTCACGATGATGATGACGAAGATGACGAAGATGAAGACGATACAGATGATCCGGATGAACCGGAACCGAAGGCGCGGGCTCCGAATGCATGAGCCAGACACCTCCCCAGTTAACTATATATCACGAATTGTTTATACTCACACCCCAATAAAAAAAGAAAGAACCTGTCACCATGCTTTTCACAGCCGTGCCGGGTTCTTCTTCTTTTTTGTATAATTAAAAGTTTAAGAAATCATTTATAATTTTACCAAAATCGATGCCTTGGTGCTGTTTCGGATACTTCCGCCGAATCATCGACCTTTTCACTTTTTTCTCAGTCTTTGTATCGGTTTTCTTTGGCAAATTATTTACATCATGCCGCCGCAGATCCGTGGTGACACAGATGTCCAGAGCCTTGTTTAGCTTCGTCCTCACACCATTATCATGTAGGTACACTCTTTCCGTGACGGTCGTACCTTTTGTGGTGTGACCCATACTGTAGCTGATGATGTCGTGATCTATTTTACCGATTTCTGGATGCGCTTCCGCGTCAAAGTGTGCAAGCAGATTTGCGTAGGTGTGTCGTAAATCATGCAGCCGTACATGCGGAATTTCTTCCAGACCGGATTTTTTCCGATTCCTGTTGTACCGGTTCTGGAACTCCTTAAACCGTCTATCAATCCGGTTGGGATCGCTCAGATAATTCCCGATCAAATGTACGGGCTCTTGGTAAATATAATCTGTATCTTTGACCTCACGGTATTTACTCTGCTCTTCCCTCACGATCTGCAGCAGCGTCCATGCTGACCTCGGCAGCGGTGCCCACCGTTCCTTCCTCTCTTCTGGCGTTTCTCCGTCATCCTTTCCGCCCTTTGGCGTTTTCTCATACGTTCCACCCTTGCCGCGTATCCGCTGGTGCAAGACATGTACACGCCCGTTGTTTTCCCCTTCCGTCGGCAGTTCCAAGTCGCACCATTTCACGCCAAGCTGCTCGCCGCGCCGCATTCCTCCGCAGAGGCAGCCAAGCACAAGGTTTGTCAGCGGCGCGCCCGCATGCGCGGAAACCTCGAAATCAAGCGCATACCGGATCAAGTCATTGACCTGCTCAGCATTTAAAACCTCCGGCACAAAATGCGTTTTCTGGGCGGACACCTCCGTGAGTGATACAATTTCCTTTTCGACTCCGTACTTGTCAAAGTCCTTTAACATAAATTTATTCAGACCCTTTAAAAAGCTTCGAAGTTTGTCAACGGTATTGTACGATAAGGCTTCATACTTCCTATTCTCATTTTTTACAGTCCCATCTTTCTGTACAACTGGGATCGCAAATTTGTGCTCCGCTGTGCACCAGTCGAAAAAAGTTTCAAGGTCATGGATGGAAAAAGTCCTTATCGGCTTTGTGCTCAGCCCTTTAAGTGTGAGATAGTCCTCAACTCTCCTCTGGTGTATCTGCTGCCGCTCAGTGTATGATTGGCTCCACGGGTCTTTTTTTCGTGTCGTTCTATTTGTAATGTAATCCTCGATAGCTTCGTGTACCGTGACCTTGCTCTGCTTTCCTGTCAGTTTACCGTCCCTCTTCAATCGGTCATGATCATCTTTTATACGTCGGGCTTCGGCTAAAGTCCTACAGCTCCTTCTTGTCTTCTTCTGCTTCTGGACCATTTCCCCTGTTTTGGGGTCCAGTGTTGGTACACGCCCAAAATCAAGGGATACAATATAACGATCGGTTTCACGGTCATACTGTATCCCCGGATACTTCGTTTTTTCCAATTTTGCCATACGTTACATCTCCTTTTTTCACCTTTTCTTTTCCGTGGTAACATTCTGGTAACATTTTTTTCAGGTTTTTTGTCAGGAAATGCAGTGTTTATGCGGGTTTGCGGTATTCTTAATGCTGGAAATAATAACCAACGCCCCATTTAGTATGTACGTATTTAGGATCGCTCGGATTTTCTTCAATTTTTTCTCTCAGACGGCGGATATGTACATCAACCGTACGCACATCTCCCGGATATTCATATCCCCAGACAATATCCAGCAGATTTTCCCGGCTGTATACCTTGTTAGGACTGAAAACTAAGAGTTCTAACACATCAAACTCTTTTGCCGTAAGATTGATCTCTTTTCCTGCAATGCTTACTCTCCTGCCCTCACAGTCAAGCACCAGATCACCGACTTCAATAATCTTGCTCTTCGTCTCTGCAGCCGCAGGCTTGCCTGTACGGCGCATAATTGCCTTGATGCGCGCCTTCACCTCAAGAATATTAAATGGCTTGGTGATATAGTCATCCGCTCCGTATTCAAGGCCCATGATCTTATCCATATCATCCCCTTTGGCAGTCAGCATCACCACCGGTACATTCGAAAACTCACGTATCTGCTGGCACACGGAAAGGCCGTCCAGCTTCGGCAGCATGAGATCCAGCAGGACCATGTCATATTCATTTTCTTTTGCCATCTGCAGTCCTTCTTCCCCGTCATATGCGCAGTCCACTTCCATCCCGTCCTGCTCCAGGCTAAAACGGATTCCCTTCACAATGAGTTTTTCGTCATCAACAACTAACACCTTTTTTGCCATCTAAACTGACTCTCCTTTACCCGACTGATATATTATCTT